ATCATTATCTTTATTTTTCATAGTTTTTACTCCATTCTAACCCTGACTTTGTTTTGCTCAACAACTTATTTATAAATTTTTCATATTCATTAATACTTTTTTATCTGCCCACTCTATAAAACGGAATAATTCATACTGTTTTGAGCGCATAATAATTCGCTTAGTGATTTGCTGTCAAAGAACTTATCATTTATAAGTTCTTGAACATCCCGATATTCTTTCATATCTTTTCCGCACCACATTTGAAAGGTCGGCACATAATTTTCAACTTCTGAAGTAACGCCGCACGGCTTTCCGTTATATTCGAAAACAATATCGTTAATACAACCCGATACTATTTTTATTAAATCATCTTGTTTCATAATATGTCCGAATTCTCCTTTCTTTCTTGTTGAGTTAATTCTCTTGTTGTTCTGCTTTTCA